ATGAATCTTTGCAGTGAATTAAGTTTACCTTTTAGAGTGGGATTGGCTGGAAAACAAGGGTTCGCGCATATTGATATAGATGAAACAAAGAAATCTCCAAAGATTTGGATATATTAAACAGCTAACCAGTGGGGCTGAAATACCGCTGCAAATTAAAATTTAAAAAAATGAAAAATTGGTTTCAAACATTATTTGTTAATCAAATCCTTACATCAAAAAAGTTTTGGTATGCAATATCATCTGTAATTGTTCCTGCTATAATGAACAGTTTAGGATTAGATGAACAGACTGCTACTAACTTGTTTATTGCTTTATTATCTTTAGCTGGTTTTCAAGGCCTTGCTGATTTTGGGAAAGAAGCTAAAAAGAAGTAGTGAAAAACAACAAATATCTTATTTATCAGGATGAGATACTATATTTATTCAATAAAGGAAACAACTACAATGAAATCTCAAGGCACCTGATTGAAAAATATTGCCTTGATGTTTCAGTAGATTATTTGAGAAAACAAACTAAAGTAATTGTTCAATGGTTAATTTCAGATAAGGAAATAGTCCAATACAATGTAAAGCTTTCCAAACAAAAACAAAAAGCCCAAGACTTAAACAGGATAGCAAACAAATCCTTTAGAGAATATGCAAGAGAGGAAAATGCTCTTGTGGAATACAACAAGGAATTGATTAAGGTATTAAAAAAACATTCTTTGGATGTTAAACTTACAAAAAATAAAAGAAAAAAGGGTTCTGTTGTTTTGGTTCAGATAGCTGATACACATTTTAACGAATTGGTTGATATGGAATCCAATCAATATGATTTTAAAATTGCTTCCAAAAGATTACAAAAATTTGCTTACTATGTTAAGGAATATGCAAAACTCCACAAATCAACTTCTTTTCTTATTGGAATAACTGGAGATTTAATCAATTCAGATAGGAGATTAGATGAAAAGCTCTCAATGGCTACAAACAGGGCAAAGGCCACATTTTTAGGAGTTCATCTCTTAAAGCACTTTATATTGGATTTACAGGAGTTTGCAGATGTTAAAGTTTGCTGTGTTACTGGAAATGAATCAAGAGTGAATCAAGAGCTTGGTTGGGTTGATTTGGTTGCTTCTGATAACTATGATTTTACCATTTTTGAAATATTGAGGTTATTACTTCCTGAAATTGATTTCTTGAGGGGAGATAATGCTTTGGAAATGGTAGTTGAAATTAATGGAAATAATGTTTTGGTGATTCATGGACATCAGTTGGGGAAAATGGATTCCAATCAAGTTGGAAAAGTTGTTTCAAAATACGCTCATAAGGGGATAATAATTGACTTCATTATTTGTGGACATTTACATGAAACTATGATTCGGGACTCTATTGCAAGAAGTGCTTCCTTAGTTGGATCTAACGCTTATTCAGAAAAAGCCCTAAACTTAAGTGGAAAGGCTGCACAGAACATTTATATCTTTACAAATGATGGCAGACAAGATGTTAGAATAGACTTACAGGAAACAGATGGGTGGGATGGTTACAATATAGACCAGGAATTGTTTTCCTATAATACAAAGAGCTTGCAAAAAACATATAAAAAAGACACTATATTTAAAATAATTATATAGATTTGCATTGTTTTAGTAATAAAAAAGGTTGTGAGGAGAGTCGGATTAAAGGGGTTCGGCTTTCTTTTTGCTTAAAATCCACTATAATTAACGAAAACTTGACGAAATATTGATGTTTTTAACAACCAAAAATCACTAAAAAACACTAAAAAAAGTAAGAAAAACACTGATTTACTAGATAAGAAAAAAATATTTTAAAATTTATTTGTTTTTTGTAATAGTGTTAAAAAAATTACTATATTTGTATTATAATTAAACGAATTAAAACAATTAAAATTACAATTATAATGACAAATTTAAGAAAATCAACCGGCAAAACTACTTATTCCAACCTTTACATAGAATATAAAAGTTATTGGATAACTACAGGACAAAGAGAAAATTATTTGATATGGACTGAAAACTATAAAGAATTAGTTTCTGATAATACCACAAGTATTAAAAAATCAAAAGAATACATTGATAAAATAAAATAAATAATAACTAAATAAAATTAAAATTATGTATAAAATTACAAACAAACTAACAGGTTTTAGTCAGTATAGAAACTCTAACGATGCAGCCGACTTTATTATAAGAAATAGTAAGAACAACACCTTTTACGATATTTATAAAATAGAAAAGATTAAAGAAGTAGACACAGAATTTATCGGCGAAATAATTTATGGTGTTATCGGTGCAATTTGTCTTATAGTATTAATTTGTATTTTCTTTACTCCAAACTTTTAGACTATGAAAAAAAATGAAATATTAAGGGCTTTGTATAAAGACAACTCTTTAACAAAAGAAGATGTTTATACAGACAAAAGAGGATTTACCATTATAACACGTTCAGGAATTGAACAGATCCAATGGAACAACAAGATTGATGTAAAGTTTGATATTATAAGTTCAGAACTTGGGAATATTATAATTAAAGCAACTTCTTTCCAAGATGGAGAAAGAAAGTGTGAAACCTATGGTTCAGCATCAAAAGAAAATTGCTTCCAAAAGTTCCCTGTTGAGATCGCAGAGAAAAGGGCTTTAGCTCGTGTAATAATCAAAACAATGGGTTTAACGAATACTTTAGGAAAAGATGAGGTTGATTATCAACAAAAAAATAAAACGTCTGTATTATGATAAATAAAGAAGTAGAAATATCAATATTGTTGGCTTTGGTTCTTTGTTTGGATGAACAGATTCACGTTTTAAAAGATCAACATAAATTAGACTTAAAAAGAAAGTTTAACAAACTTTTGAGGACTTCCAAACAATATGAAAGGGAAATAAAAAAATCAATGGAAATAAGTGGAGAATATGGAATTGAAGCAGTTTATGAGGCTTTAATGGATTCCATTTCAGAAGCTAAAAAGAAAGCTTATGAAGATTAAAATTAGTCAGTCAATGTTGAGGGATTTTTACAATCCTGATTATTGCAAAATCAAATGGGAAGAAACCTATTTAAACGGATTCAGAACAAAACCAACTGCATCAATGTTGGATGGTTTGGTATTTGAACAGAATGTTATTGGAATGAGTAGAGGTGGGGAATATTATGAAATCCCAAAAGGAAAGACTGGCAAACCATTAAAAAGAGAAACGGATCTTTTGGAATTAGCTGAAAGGTCTAAAGTTATGATGAATGACTTAGAGATTGAATTGGTTGATGTTCAGCCAAGGTGGGAAACTAAAGAACTAATTGGACATCCTGACGCTTTAATTAAGTATAAAGGAGAACTTGCAATAATGGATTTGAAATATACAGCAATGAAAGAAGATGAGAATTGCAAGTGGAATCCGTATGGTTGGGGAAACATTGTGGATGAAAACACTGGAGAAATTTATAAAGACTTTACTCAAGCTTTACAATATATAGAAATGTATTACATTAATCATGGAGTTTATTTGCCGTTTTTCTATTTAATCTTTGGGAAAAGTGGATGGTGTAAATTTATAATGATTGAACCAACATTTGAAAAATTGGAAGAATACAGATACAAATTAAAACAATTTAGAAAGGATTTAAAGGACTTTAAACCAAAATCAATAAACAACTACTCAATTTGCAGAAAGTGTTCTGTAATGTGCAATAAGAGAATTTTAAAACCAGAATTACAACAAATATTATATTAAAAATGAAAAACTACAACAAAAACAAAAATGTTTATGAAGCTGCTAATGAAAGGATTGAATTTATATTTAATAATTTTGAAAGAATTTACATGTCATTTAGTGGAGGAAAAGATTCAGGAGTAATGTTAAATTTAGTATTAGATTATATGAGAAAAAATAATATTACTAAAAAAATTGGATTGATGATATTGGATAATGAAGCAAACTATGAATATTCTTTAAAATTTATGCATAAAATAGTTAAAGAAAATTTAGATTTATTAGAAGTCTATTGGTGTTGTTTGCCAGTAACTTTGCCTTGCACGGTAAGTAGTTATGAAATAGATTGGCAGTGTTGGGGTGTAGAAGATGAAAAAAGATGGATTAGACCAATGCCAGAAGAGGAATATATAATAAATATTAATAATCATAAATTTGATTTTTTTATTGAAAACATGTCTTATGATGAATTTTGGGATAAGTTTGGAGAGTGGTATTCACAAGGAAAAAGTTGTGCTAATTTTATTGGAATAAGAACAGATGAAAGTTTAAATAGATATAGAGCTATTATGAACAAAAACAAAACAATGATTAACAATTTATATTGGACTAAAAAAAATACAAATAATTGTTATAATGTATATCCTATTTATGACTGGAGAACTGAAGATATATGGATAGCAAATGAAAAGTTTAATTGGATCTACAATGAACTATATGATATATTTTGGAAGGCTGGATTAACAATTGCTCAAATGAGAGTAGCTAGTCCCTTTATGAGTGAGTCAAAATCTAGTTTAAATTTATATAGGGTAATAGATGGACATGTTTGGAGTAGATTGTGTGCTAGAGTTTCAGGAGCTAACTTTATAGCTACTTATGGAAAACAACTAACATACAAATCTTTTACTTTGCCAAATGGTCATACTTGGAAAAGTTTTTGTAAATTTCTATTAGAAACACTTCCAAAAGAATCTAGTGAAAATTTTAAACAGCGCTTCATTCAATCATTAAAATATTGGTGGAGAGTGGGGCGCGGGCTTGAAGATTCTATCATTGAGGATTTAAGAAAAAACAATATAGATTTTAAGCTTGGCGAAAAAACAAGACATGGAAGAAAAGACAAAACTTGTGTTAGAATGTTACCTCCCGATCATTTAGATATGTTAAAATGCCATAATTCTGATGTTACCAGCTGGAAAAGATTTGTAATTACAATATTAAAAAATGATCATACTTGCAAATATTTAGGATTAGCTCCTACACACGAACAAGCAAAAAGACAAAGAATAATTCAAAATAAATATAAAAACATATAAAATGAAAGTAATTAATGAAAACGATTTAATTGGAACAGACAGAGATGTTAAATTTAAAGAAGGAAGAAGTATTAGAATGATATTAGAAAAGGATGGAATGGGGTTCTCATTTCATAAAACTATAATTCCTAAAGGAGAAAAAGGACATTGGCATTATAAATATCATAAAGAATCATGTTACTGCATTAAAGGAAGTGGAATTTTAACAAACTTAGAAACAAACAAGTCTTATAATATTGATGTTGGAGATATTTACATATTAGACAATCATGACAACCATACTTTTGAATCTTTAGAAGATGTTGTTTTAATATCGGTATTTAATCCACCAGTAAAAGGAAATGAAACACATCAAAAAGATGGTTCATATAAAAAATAATAAATAAATAAATTAAAGAAAATGAAAACAGAAAAATTTACATCACCAGTTTACAATGTATTAAGAGTTCACATGAGTAAAGTTAAAGCTAATGATTACAATCCAAATGCTGTAGCTCCTCCTGAAATGGAATTACTTGAAACTTCAATATGGGAAGATGGTTACACAATGCCAATTGTAACTGTTTATGATCCTGAAGATGAAATGTATATTGTTGTAGATGGATTTCATAGATATTCTACAATGATAAACAGTAAAAGAATTAGAGAAAGAGAAGAAGAACATTTACCCATCAGTGTTTTAAACAAAGATATTTCAGATAGAATGGCTTCTACAATAAGACACAATAGAGCTAGAGGAAGTCATAATATAGATTTAATGAGCACTATTGTAAGCGAGTTGGTAGAAATGGGAAAAGGAGATGCTTGGATCTGTAAACATATTGGGATGAGTAAAGATGAATTATTAAGAATGAAACAAATTACTGGTCTATCTTCTTTGTTTAAAAATAAAGAATTTTCTCAAAGTTGGGACGCAGAAGCATGTTAAAACAAATATTTATTCCTTATTGGAAATGGGAGTGTTATAAAAATAATATGTATAATAAAATATGTATTAATGATGAGATTATAAAAGAAAAGATTTGTTATGACTTTATGAATAATACAAAAGAATTTAGCTTTTACATGGAAAAGGTTATTTTTTCTTGGAAAAACACAATGAAACATCATTTGTCAAATAAAAACATAAATAGAAAAGCTTTTGTTGGTCAATGTGCTTGTTATTATCATCTTCAAATTCCTGAATATATAACTAGAAAAATTTGGAAAAAATTAAATAAAAAAAAATGTATTTTAGCAAATAATGAAGCTATAAAAAATATTAAAAAATGGGAATACAATCAAAAATTAAAAATTACATACAATTATGGGAGTCAAGATGTTATAAAAATGGGATACCAGATGAAGCTCCAATTCAAATAAATGATAAAGTTCCATCATATAAAAAAATATGTTTATCAATTTTAAAAAATGATTATAAAGATCTAGGTTATTACCCAAAAAAAAGTAAATATTATTCCCTTTTGAAAAGGATGGAAATAGAACAAAGAAAATATGTCGGAAAACAGTTAAAATTAAAATTATGAATCAATACGAAAAGGAAAAAATGGAGATTGCAAAATATGTAATTTCCAAAATGTGGGGCTGTAACGAATCCCAATTTACATTAATGAAGAAAAGAAACAGAAACATTGTTGTTGCAAGAAGATTCTTTATTTATTATTTGTGGAAGCATTGCAATGTGAAACACAATAGAATGAAAGATTATATTCATGGAATGAATCATGCAACATCAATTCATCATTGTAGAAAATTAGAACAAGAGATGGAATTTTACAAAGATATTTTAAAAAAGTGGATTACTTTTTTATATTATGCAGATCAGAAAGAATATCAAAAGTTAAAAATAGACATGAAATATCCAATTGAAATAATGGATGACTTAGAATTAAAATCAATTTATATATATTAATTATGAAAATAACAGGAAAATTAACAAAGGTGCTTAAAAAGCAAACAGGAGTTTCAAAAGCAGGAAAAGAATGGCAAAAACAAAGTTTCGTTTTAGATACTGGTGCGGACTTTAACAATGAGATTTGCATTGATTGTTTTGGAGATAAGATTGAACTTATTCAAAACTTGAGAGAGGGTGCAGAAATTGAGGTTAAAATCAATCTTAGTTCCAAAGAATTTAAAGGGAGATACTACCACAATATATCTGCTTGGGAAATAAATTTACAAGATGGAGTTGCAGACGAGAATGTTGAATCTGATGAAATGCCGTTCTAATGTTGAGGGGTTACGAAAACATCAATTTTGAACTTTGTGAGGATGATCTTGAATGGATTGGACCTTTTTCAAAAGCTCTAAGCAAAAGAATCGGAAAAGAAAATGCTGTTACAAATAAAGAGATTCAAGAGAAAACAGGGTTATCTTCACAAAAAGTTCACAAGATAATACAACACATAAGAACTAACAATATTGTGAATGGTATTTGTTCCAATGGTAGAGGTTACTATGTAGCAAAAGACATTCATGAACTTGAGGAATGTTTAATTAGTTTAAAACAAAGAATTTATTCCCAAATGAAAACATTGCATTGCTTGGAAAAGCAAGACATAATGTTTGGAGGGACTGGACAACTATCAATATTTGACTAATGAATATTAAAAGAATACAAAAAAGCAAAAATTACTCAATCATTTCAAATGAAATATTGAAAAAAAAAGACTTATCTTTAAAAGCTAAGGGATTGATGAGTTTGATCTTATCATTTCCTGATTCTTGGGAATTGTCTGTTAATGGTTTAGTTGCAATAGTAAAAGAGTCTAAAAACACTATATACTCAATCCTAAAGGAACTTAATGGGTTTGGATATGTAGAACGTAACAGAGTAATAGATAAGTCGGGAAAAGTCGTTAAATGGGAATTGTTGGTTTATGAGAAACCACATACCAAAAAGCCAGAAGCCAAAAAGCCAGATGTGGAAAACTGCACACAAATAAATACTAATAGTAAAATAAATACTAATTTAATAAAGCACAATAAAGAAAGTTTTTCAATTGAAGTTTTAGAGTTAGGAATTTTAAACAAAGAAGAAGCTGAAAACTTTGTTGATTATTGGGCAGAAAAAAACAAAAAAGGAAAAATGAGATGGCAACTACAAAAAACTTGGGATTTAAACTTGAGAATGAAAAGATGGAAAAGAACAACCAAAAATTCAAGTCGTTCAAAAATAGAGAATCAAATGAGTGCTCATTATGGAGCTTTAGAATTATTAAACAAAAAATATGAACAGGGGGATTAGCTCAGTTGGCTAGAGCGCTACACTTGCAATGTAGAGGTCATGAGTTCGAATCTCATATTCTCCACTAAAAACAAATTATGAAAGAACTAACTAAAAAATGTATTGGATTAATCAGTTCAAGTTTAGTTCAATTAGGACAAACAAAAACTGATAAGGATATTCTTATTCTTGCTTCAACATTGGCAGAGGATTTGATTAGGGATTGGAAGATGCTTAGTTGGCAAGATGTGGAGGAATCTTTTCGTTCAGGTATCCGAGAAAGTGAAGAGTTTCATTTGTCTGTAAAAACTTACTACAAATGGCTTAGAACTCATAAAAAGTTGATTGATGAACATGTTTACAAACAAAACAATTTAGAATCTTATACAATTGATAAGCGTTTAAAGTATAGAAGTAGAAATGGAACTGGATTACTAACTATTAAAAAATTATTAAAATGAGAGAACTAAACGAACCTGATAGAGAATTTATCAGATGTGAATTGTGTTGGGATGAAGCAATTGATCTTGATACATTTTGTGAGGAACACCAAAGATGTTCTGATTGTGGAGAGAGAGAAAAATGCCATGAAGATTGTATTTACCAACCATTGATTGAACAATACAACAGAAACAGAGAGTTCAAATATCATATTCTATCAGTAAATCAAATAAAATGATTAGTTATATAGGAGGAAAGAGCCGAATGGCCAAATGGATAGGAGAATACATCCCACAAAATGAAACGTATGTTGAAGTATTTGGAGGAGCGTTTTGGGTTTATGTGAATGGAAATATTGAATCCAAACAAATAGTTTATAATGATTTTAATAAATACATGGCAAATCTTTTTGAATGTTTTAGAACACCAAAAAAGTTTGGAGAACACCTCAAAAGATATGAGTCCCAAAATCCTCAACTGTTTAAGATGTTTCAAAACGGATTGAATAACATTGAAGAAAAGCTTTTTAATTTAGGAGATTATGAAATAGGAACTCAATATGCTTATTGTGCAACTCAAGTGTTCAGTGGTTCAAAGGTTATGGAATCAAAGTTTATAGATTTAAAAGGAAAATATTCTTCAAAGTATGATGCTCTACAAAGAAGATTGGTAAAACCAGAGGTTCAAGATAAACTGAAAAGAATAACCAATGTTGAGAATCTAAGTTATGAAGAACTTATTCCAAAATATGATGGAGAAAATACTTTCTTTTATGTTGATCCTCCTTATTGGAAAACTGAGAACTATTATTCCAATCATGATTTTGATGTTGAGGACCACAAGAAACTCATTGAGATATTAAAACAAACAAAAGGGAAATGGGCTTTGTCTTATTATTATTTTGATTTGTTAGAGGAACTACTTCCAAAGAATGAATTTACTTGGGTAGAGAAAGAATTTACTAAAGCGGCTGGAGCACAGAAAGGAAAGAAACAGAACAAAGGAACAGAATTATTAATTATGAATTATTAACAAAGGTATGTTTAAAACACAAAACAATGGACAAATTAGACATTTTGATTCACAGATTCAGACAAAACAAAGTAATGATTATAATTATTTTTATATATTTGTTGGCAATAATAACACTACTATGAAAGAATTAAAACAGTTATGTGAGTTGATTGGTTACATTATAGGGGCAATTATTAGTTTGCCTTTTATAGTGGCCTCATTAGTATTAATATATATATTTAGAGCAATTGAAACACTTTGGAAAAATCCACAAGGGAAAGATAATATTTGATAATAAAGCTGAGTTCATTGATTCTGTTGGTAAAATGGAAGATGGAGTTAGAGTTGTTATTGAAATTAGAGAAGCCGAAAATGTTAGGACCAATCAGCAAAACAAATTGTGGTGGTCTTGGATGAAAATTATTGCAGATGAACTCGGTTATAATAAACAGGAGATTCACGATATTGTAAAGTATAGATTCTTATTGAGAGAAGAAATGATTGATGGAGAAATTCATCAGAGTTTAAAATCAACTACCACACTAACAAAGAAAGAGTTCAAGAAATTAACTCAAGATGTTTATTATTGGGCCAATGATACATTTAACATTAATTTGCCTAATGAGTGAGGAAAGATTACAGTCAGAGGTTGTTAAGTATATTCGTTTGCAATACCCAAAGATTAGATTCTGTGCTTCATTAGGTGGAATCTATACAGGACCACGTCAAGCAGTTAAAGCAAAGAGAACTGGTTATTCAAGAGGATTCCCTGATTTGCAAATAACAGAAGCACGTAAAGGTTATCATGGATTGTTCATTGAAATAAAAACATACAAAGGAAGAGCAACAGAAGTTCAAAAGGAATGGATAGAAGCATTAAAAGAAAGAGGATATAAAGCAGAGATATGTAAAGGACTTCCAGCAATACTGGAATTAATTGATTGGTATTTTGAAAAGGATAAGTAAGAAACAAAGTTTAGTCAATAGAAAGTTGAAGAAGATATATGAGGAAATATATTCAGAGAGAGGACATTACTGCACAGGATGTGGAACATCAGATAGTTTAACTCATTCTCATATTATCCCAAGAAGTAGAAGATCAGACTTAACAACAGAGAAAAGAAATATAACGTATCATTGTTTAAGTTGCCATAACAAATGGGAGGGAAAACAAAGAGTTGAACTTATGGACTATGAACGTAACATGGCATACATAAAAGAAGTAGATAAAGAATATTATTATTTAATTAAGTGAAACCTAAAGACAAAAAGAAAAAGAAGTATAAAGAATATGATTTGTTTTATATGCAGTTTGGTTTCAAAGAAGATAAAAGAATAAGAGAAAGAAGTAAAGAAGACTTAACTTTTTGGGATAAAATAATTAAAGATGAAAAAAAGAAAATTAAATTCTAGGAATCCAAGATACAACAAAGAGAAACCTAAACAATGGAGAAGAGTATTAATGAAAGCAACAGATAAATTTAAAATGTATTTTTTATGGGAGAAATAAAATTCAAGAACATCAAGAACATATTGAGAAAACAAATTGATAATGGTGTTAAGAGTCTATGGACTTACAATGAGAGTGAGTTAGAGTTCACACAGATATATAAGAACTACAATGATAAGCTACCAATATATACAGCTCAACAATTGTTAAACAAACTATCTAACTAATGCCAACATTACCAAAAGGAAAGAGAAGGCCGTGGATTCCTGAGAAGCCTAAACATATGAGAGAAGTAGACAACGCTTCATTCTATAATTCAAAGAGATGGAGAGCTTTAAGGAATTACTTTATTCAAATGAATCCTTTATGTGCACAATGTAAGAGAGAGGGAAGAGTTAAGGGAGCTCAATGTGTGGATCATATCAAAAATATTGCATCAGGTGGAAGTATGGTTGACATTAAGAACCTACAAAGTTTGTGCAATAATTGCCATGCAATCAAGTCAGGTAAAGAATCAGCAGAGAAGAGGAATAGGGTTAAGATATATAAAAAATAAAAAAAAAAAAAAAAAA